GGGATAATGTATTCATCGCCGACGACGCGACCGTCGATCTCACGGCGAACGTGACGAATAACATCTACGTCGGGATCATAGCCAACTATATCGATACGACCCATGCCTGGGTCGACATTACCCCGGCAATCCAGCTGCCCCATGTGGCGACGCATATCGCCGACGCATCTGCGGCCCACGCCGCGAGTGCGATATCGATAGCCGATGCCGGTACGTTCACGACACAGACCGAAACGGAAGCGGCCCTTCAGGAGATATACCAGAGCCTGATCAGCATCCAGGGGTTCGTTCCGCTCAAGCTGACCGACCTGCGAGAGGTCGGCACTATGGCGGTCGGCGCGATTGCCGCGGCCGGCGGTGTCCTCTGCTCTGACACAACCCCGATCCTCGCGCCCGCTGACGGCGCGACGGACGGCGGCCAGTTGGTATCTTGGGCGGCCAGCAATAACGACCCTGTTATATTTCAGGTCGCGCTCCCTCCGGATATCGACGTCACTGCCGACCTGATCCTCCACTTCAGGATTAAGAGCGCCGGAACGACCAACGCGGTAGGGTTCACCGTCGACGCCTGGTTCAACGAGGGCGATACAAAGGTGACAGACACATCCGAAACGAACCAGACAGCGACCTGGGCGGAGAAAATTGCCACGATCGCCGCCGCGGACGTGCCTGCAGGCGCCCAGATCCTCACCGTGAGCCTGACCCCGGCAGCCCACACCACCGACATCATGTATCTGTCGGGCCTGTGGATCGAATACAAGACGGCGCTCAAGACGTCATAACAATTCGGGGACAGATTTAAATCTGTCCCCAACTAAGGAGGAAAAACCAATGATAATAAATCAGGCAAATCTGGAGGGTATTTACAAATCCTTTTCCACCATATTCAACAAACAGTTTGAGCTGACGCCGTCAGACTATGCGCTGATCACGATGATCACCCAATCCGGCGGCCGGTCAGTCGACTACAAATGGCTCGGCGATCTGTCCGGCATGCGGGAATGGTTGGGTGACAGGGTCATCACGGATCTGTCCGCCTTTCATTATGAGATAACAAATAAGTCGTTTGAACTGACGATCGGCGTGGACAGGGATGACATCGAGGACGACCTCATCGGCGTCTATCTCCCCCGGCTCGAGATGCTGGCACACGGGGCAAAGACACACCCCGACGAGCTGATCTTCGCGCTCCTGAAACTGGCCTTCGAGACGGAGTGCTTTGACGGGCAATATTTCTGTGACTCGGACCACGTGGTCAACGGCGCGTCCGTCTCAAACACCGGCGGCGGATCGGGGAATCCCTGGTTTTTGATGGACCTATCGAGGCCCATCAAACCCATGATTCTCCAGCGCAGGAAAAATCCGGAGTTCGTGGCGATGGATAACCCGGCGGACGAGAGCGTGTTTATGCGCAAGGAGTTCCGTTACGGCGTGGACGACCGCAAGAACGTCGGGTACGGTCTCTGGCAGCTCTGTTTTGGCTCAAAGGACACGCTGGACGCGACGACATACGCGGCGGCGCGGGCGGCGATGATGGCGTTTACAAAGGACGATGGAGTCACGCCCCTCGGAGTCAGAGGAACACACCTGCTTGTTGGGGGTACAAACGAAGCAGCGGGGAGAGCGCTCGTAGAGGGCGCGAACCTCACGGGCGGAGCCAGTAACCCCTGGTTTAACACGGCTAAGCTGGTGGTAACCCCCTGGCTGACATAACAACCTGACGGGGACATTCCCATTTTCACCGAAACTGGGAATGTCCCCGGCTAATAGGACCACGCGGGGTCGCGAAAGGAGAACAACTATGCCAATAAAAATCACATGCAAAGACAAGGACGGGTTTCGCCGGTGCGGAGTGTTGTTTCCGAAGGGAGTCACCGAATACCCCGACGGAAAATTCAGAGATAAAGAGATCGACCTCCTGAAGGGTGAAAAACACCTGGCCGTGGAAATCACGACCGCGAAAGAGGAGAGTCCCTCCGACGACAAAAAGAAGAAGGGCTAACCGATGTACGCGACACAGGCAGACATACTGGAACAGCTGGATGAGGACACCCTCATCCAGCTCACCGACGACGCGGATACGGGCGCGGTCGATGACGATATGGTGACACGCGCCATTGCCGATGCCGATGCTGAGATCGACGGCTATTGCGGCAAACGCTATTCCGTGCCCTTTTCCACCGTCCCCGCGATCATCCGGAAATTCGCCGTCGATATCGCCATCTATAACCTCTACGCCAGGCGCAAGGGCGCACCGGAGGACCGGAAGGATCGCTATACAAGTGCCTTGAAATTCCTGGCGGGCGTCTCGAAAGGGATCATCTCCCTGGGTGAAAACGATCCCGATTCCACACCGGCCAGCAACGCGCCGGAAATCGACGACGAAGACAGGATATTCACCCGCACGACGATGGAGGGGTTTTAAATGTTCGGAATACGCTGGCTCATAAAAGACGACCAGGCAAAATCCGCACTAAAAAAGGCGGCGTCAAAGATGGAAACCCCCGAGGGCGCGCTCCGGCAGTGCGGCGGCGTGCTCCTGCGGTCCATCGCCAAAACCTTCGAGGCGGGCGGCCGTCCGACTAAGTGGAAGCCCTCCATTCGGGCCTCGATGGCGGGAGGAAAGACTCTTCTGAAAACGGCCCGGCTGCTGCGGTCCATCACGATGCAGGTGGCGGCGCGGAGACTGACTGTTGGGACGGCGGTTATATACGCGCGGATTCACCAGCTGGGCGGTGTGATCAAACCGAAGTCGGGCAAGGCGCTGAAGGTCAACATCCCCGGCGTGGGCTGGCGGTCGCTGAAACAGGTAACCATCCCGGCCCGGCCCTTCCTGGTCGTGCAGGATGAAGATATCCGCGTATTTAACAGGATCATAGCCGAGGATGTGACCACATGAATTCATCGATGAAGGCGCTTTTAACAGCAATCGAGTCGGCCCTGCAGGGCTGCATCTCGTACATGCGCGACAGCGATATCTATATCACCGACGATCTCTACCGGATCCCGAAGGGCGCGCGCTTCCCCGCCTGCGCAATCAAGGACGGCGCGGTTTCGGATGTGGAAACACCAGGCGGGAGGTGGGTGCTCACCATGAACGTCTCGTTCGCGGTTTTTGTTCAGACCCAGAAGGAGAACGAGGCAGTCATGGGGAATGCCGACACGGGAGCGAAGGGTACCCTCGACTGTGAGGCCGACGTGATCGGCACGCTGTCGGAGAACCTGCTCGAGCTCGACGGCGTGGTGCTGGCGAGATGGACGGGCTCCGAAGAGTCCGAAAAGTTCGAGGATGAGCGGGAAGCCATCCAGATGAAGATCATAAGATTCCAATATGAAAAAGAGGAGGACAGGCCATGAACTACAGGCTGAAAAAAGGGCAGGAGAATATCGTGATAATGGGCGGACCATTCGAGGGGAAAAAGTTCGTCCGCGGCGTGGAGTATTCGGAGATCCCTCCGGAGGAGAAACACCGGTTCGAGAAAGTGGGGACAGATTTCAAGCCTGTCTCCAAAACAAAACCGGCGACAAAATCAATCGCCGGAGGAGGTGAATTATGAGGTCATACCAAGGGACACACAATCAAATTGCCGTGTCGGCCAACGTGCGCGAATCGGCAATCAACACGGTCGCCGCGCTGGATACGACGATCCTTTTCGATCTTTCCAGCATAATCAATTTGAAACCACGCCGCCAGTCTAACGAAGACGAGGCCACGGGATACGAAGAAGCTGATCTGATTTACGATCTTGGTGCAACTTCGGGATGGCCGTTATCAGCATCCCGGGCGCAACCGCAGCATTTCGCGTTTGTTTTGGCCTATGCATTAGGGGGCGCGTCGGTGGTCGGACTGGGAGACGGATATAAGCATTCCATCGTCCCCATCGCGGGGGATCTCGATGACGACCGATCGAACCCCACATTCACCGCGGCTATGCGCTACGGGAAAACGGTGCTGAAGCGCCGCTTTGCATCGATGGCCATTTCTGATTTCACGGCCAGCTTCGCGAAAGACGACTGGTGCAAGATCAATGCCAACTGCGTCGGCTCGGGTCTCGTGGCCGACAATATAACCGAGGAGGTCGTCTCCGCCCTCCCCACGGTGGAAGCGCTGACCCTGGCGACCAACGCTGTCGAGGGGACAGCGGCTGCGGACCGCCTGGCCAACGTGCAGAGGATCCGTGCGGAACTCACCACGGGCGTCTGGACGGAGGTTGTTTATACAGCGGTTTCCGACGCTGAGCCTGCCGTAATCACCATCGTGGCCCCAGGAGCTGGCGAGGTGGTTGTGAATTACCGCATCCTTTACATCCCCGAGGAGGCGGACTGGCACATATTCCCGGCACGGGTACAGGAGACGCCGCTTCGCGTGGCGCAGATGACGGTGAATATGGGCGGAAAATGGGGTGGCGCATCATTCACCGGGGGCCGTTCACTCGCCGCTGAGGTGAAGAACATCGATTGGAATGTTCAGAACGGGATCACGCCGGAATTTGTGCCCGGAGGCGGCGGGGCATACGCGTCGCGAATGATCCGCGAGGGGCGCACACAGACCCTGAAACTGAACCGGGAATTTCGCGAGTATATCCTCCAGCAGCACATCGATGCCAACGATGAGTTTGGCGTCCACATACAGTGCCTGGGCGGACTGATGGACGATACCTACTATTACACGGTGGATATCGCATTTCCGGCCTGCGGAGTTGTCGAGGCCCCCATCAGCGTGGACGGTAAACGCCTGGCAGAGGCCGGAGATCTGAGGGTGCTGGAAGACGCAACATACGGCAGCGTAATCACCTACGTCCAGAACCTGCAAACGAAATACGCCGCGGCGGTGTAGAGCGCTAAGGGGACTGTCCCCGGCAAACTTATTCGGGGACAGATTTAAATCTGTCCCCCTATCGGAAGAAAAAAAGGAGAAAACTATGGCACGACAATTGACCACAAAAGACAGCAAAATGGCGCTGTATGACCGTCTGTCCGATTCCGATCTGGAGTTGTACTATCGGCTGCCTACAACTCAGGAGCAGGTGGCATACGACAACGCCCTGATGACGCGGACGCGGAACAAAATCAAAACCGCCGTGGGCGAGACCAGGATGAAATATGGCAAGATAATTATCACCGGTATCGGCGACGATTCATTCACGATTGAGAAGGACGGGAAGCTTATCCCCCTCCATTCGCGGGCTGACTCGGAACATTACGATCCCCGGTGGAAAACGCACGTTGCGGATATGGCACCCGACATTATATCAAAATTCGCGTTTCTCGTGTTCGAGGCATCGGTAGAGCAAGCAGGTGATGACAAACCCGACAATGAGAAGGAGGACAACCCTGAGCCGGACGAGGACCCTACTTAGCGGATCTGGAGCGGATATACGGGGAGGGAGTGTGTGATGTCCGGGATCTGGCAAAATGCGAGGCCGAGGTTGGAGAAGGGAAAAATCTCGAATGGACATGCGCCCAGTGCGGCAAAATCCGCGAGGCCGACATCCATCCTTACACGCGCAAGATCACCAGGATCCGCCGCCGCCGCCTCGCGGGATATCCCTTCCGGGCGAACGATCTGACCCCCGAGGAATGGGACGATCTCGGCCTCCTGGAAGAGTACGAAACCAGGGCCGATACGTCACGACCGAGGCCGGTGATGATGGTCCGGATGAAGGAATAAATCGAGGGGACTGTCCCATTTTTCGAGCATCGA